ACAAAAGCAACTGCTACAAATTGAAGACGACGCTAAACGAGCAGCACAAAACGCAGCAGAAAAATTTGCTCGCGAATTTGGAGATGTAACTCCCTTAAATGAAGCAGAATTCGCAGCAGGTTTAGATGCCATTGCTGAAGGTTATAAACAATTGGCAGATTTACAAAAAGAATTTGCTCAACAAAATTATACAATAACAAGAACATTTAGTTATGGCTGGCGTGATGCTATGACCCGGTTCGTAGAAGATGCCACCAATAGTGCTCAATATGCTAAAACATTATTTGACACATTTACAAGAGGTTTTGGTGATGCTATAGTTAGATTCGTTCAAACTGGTAAGTTAAGTTTTAAAGATCTTGCTAATAGCATACTGGCAGATGTAGCACGTATGGCATCAAATAGATTATTAGTCAGTTTATTTGGTAAATTCTTCGGTGGTGGATTTGGCACTGGTATGGGATTTGGCAACTTGGATTTTGGTGGATTTTTCGCACACGGTGGTCGTTTAGGAGCAGGTAAATGGGGCATAGCAGGAGAAGCAGGCCCAGAATTAGTAACAGGTCCAGCCAATATTACACCAATGTCTGGAGGCGGCGTAACTAACGTTACATATAACATACAGGCCGTGGATGCCAGTAGTTTTAGAAGCCTAGTAGCACGTGATCCTGAATTTATTTTTAATGTAACTGAACAAGGTAGGAGAAGTTTGCCCACAAGGAGTAGAAGATAATGTCATTACAAACCATTATAGATAGTGCTGTCAATATTGAAATCAATCGCAGCAAACTAGTAGCACAAAGCATAAGCCGTAGTGGGCGGTTATTAACCACTACTCGCAACTGGGCTAATCCCTATCGCTTTACCGTAACACCCAAGCCTATTTGGACCTGGGATACAACTACACAGGCGGTATTTGCCAGTATATTTGACAATGATCGTCATACTGAAAGTGCCATATACTTAAGTTATGTAGATAATGGACCTTTACAATGGCTAACAAATTATAAGGGCACGTTAGACAGCACAGATGATGAAGTGTTAGATGATATGACGGTGGCCAGCACACCTACCACTGCCAGTATTAGTTTAACATATTCAGGCAATTCTACAACAAATAACGGCCAATATATTGTTCGCAAAGGTGATTGGATTAGGCCCACAGATCATAGATATCCCTACCAAGCCACTACAGACGTTCAAATAAGCACGGGTGTAAGCAGCTATGCTATACCAATACATAGAGGATATATCAGCCAGTCAGGTTATACGGTCACTGGCAAAACACTGGCCATAGGCGACGGTGCAGCAAGATTTTATGTCCAAGTAAGCAAATTACCCACAATGAGATTTATATATAAAGATCTGGTGGAACTTACTGGTGATTTTGAAATAATAGAGGTTATAACATTATGACTACAGCAATAACCGCAGTAGATACAGAACAACGAATTGAACACGGTGTTTTAATAGACTTAACACTGACGCGATTTCAAATGACTAACTTACAAAAAATTGGTTCATGGGCATATTTATATTATGCTACACAGCCATCAGTGCCTTTCGCACCGGGCGACACTATAGTGGTGTCAGGCATAGTGCCCACGGGTTACAACGGCACTTATACGGTTGTTGATGCAACCACATCATACGTAAGGTATGTCAGTGCTACAACAGGCTCGGCAACGCAACTTGGCAATATAGCACAGACATTTTACATCAGCAATTGCTATAAAGATATCACATATAATAGCAAAACTTATCAAGCACTGGCAGGATTTCTGTCAGTAAGTGAAATACAGACTAATATACAAAATAGCAATGATGAACTACAGATTGGTTTAAGTGCCATACCCAGTGCTTATATAAACGCTATAATGGGACAGAATATTAAAGGCGGTAGTATCAATATATATAGAGCATTTTTTGACTATACTACACAAGACGTCTTATCAGGTGAAATATATAAAAGGTTCAGCGGTATAATCAGTAATTTTGCCATACAGGAAGATATTGATCCCGCTAGCACTGAACCATCAGTAACTCATACTATAACGGTCAGTGCCAGTAGCACCATGGGCGTGTTAGAAAACAAATATAGCGGACGCAGAACCAACCCTGATGACTATCAAATAAATTATGGTGAATTATATTTTACCAGTGCTATAACTACAGATCCCAGTATGAATCGTGTTATGACATTACATAATAGTGCCTTTGATTTTGGTAGGCCCTATAGCGGTAAAGCAGCCAGCACAACAACAGGCACGGCCACCAGTGGCGGAAATACATATACGTCGGATCAATACGTGCAGGATACCACGGGAGAATAACGTGATAAGACGAGCAACAGGCAGTGATTTAGCGATCATAACGGATTTAGTTGTAGAATTTTTACAATCTACCAGTTATGGCAACCACGTTGAACTGGTGGAACGTGATCACGTTATGAAAATAGCATATACGGCACTGCATCAGGGATATATTTGGCTATACTATCACAATCAAGTGCCCGTGGGTATTTTAATCGCTATAAGAGAACGCAATACTTGGATACCCAGTAAAATCACACTGCGAGAACTGGTCTGGTATGTGCGAGAAGAATTTCGTAAAAGCGTGGGCGCAGGTAGATTGTTTAAGGTATTTTGCGAACAGGGTGATGAATTATTAGAACAGGGCCTGATATCAGGTTATTTTACAACTAGAATGACTACAACAGACAATTATGATTTGGAGCGCAGAGGTTTTAGGATGACAGAGTCATTATATATAAAGGACGAATGATATGCCAGCATTTTCAGCAATTGGAGCATATGTAGCAGGCACGGTTTTAGGTCTAACAGGATCGGCCGCATTAGTAGCGGGTGTGGGTTTGAGCTGGGCTGGCATCGCTGTGGCCAGTGTAGTTGCTATAGGTGCCAGTTATATAACCAGTAGGATTATAAACGGTAATCCCAATAAAGGCAGCAATAGCGTTGGTAATCAGGGCGGTAGAGTTCAACATCCTCCCGCAAGTAATAACAAGATCCCTGTATTATATGGTCAGGCATATATGAACGGTGTTATCACAGATGCTTGGCTAACAGAAGAAAATCAAGCAATGTATTATTGTATCGTTTTAAGTGAAACCTGTAATGTATCGGGTGCCGCTTATACCGTCAATGACATATACTGGAACGATATGCGATTGGTATTTGAATCTACATCAGGCAATCGTCATAAAGTCAATAAAGGTGTTAAAACCGTAGATGCCACAGATGACACCGAAGATAGTTTTATAGTAGATGGTACTAACTATGCCGAAGTTAGAGTATATGCCGGCGACAGCACCAGTAGTCGTCAAATATTTCCCCTAACTGATACACCAGTAAATGCTTATACATATTGGCCCGATACTAAATGGACCAGCACTAATAGAATGGAAGGTCTTGTATTTGCCATTGTAAAAGTCAAATATAATCAAAATAAAGGCTTTACCAGTTTGCCTAATATGACGTTTAAGATCACTAACAGCGTGAGCAATCCCGCAGAAGTATGGCGTGATTATATGACTGGTAAGCGTTATGGCGCAGGTGTCAGTACAGCAGCGATTCCCACAGGAGCAGGCACGTCATATCAGGCCTGGTATGATTATTGTGAAGAACTAGTGCGTTATACAGATAAAACTGGCAGCGTTACAAGACAAAAACGTTATGCTATCAATGGTGTTGTAGATACTAGCCAAAGCTGTAAGGCCAATATTGACAGCATATTACAAAATGGCGGTGCTTGGATGAGTTATGATATTAGCACCGGATATTGGCGTCCTATTATTAAAAAGGCTGTTACAGCCGGCTTTAGAGCAAGTAGAAGCGGCACTACACTTACCGTTAGTGGTGGCAATTTTTATGAGGGACGTATTGAACCCGGTATGACGATATATAATGTCAGTGGTGTCAGTGTGGGCACGATCGTTAGCCAAATTACTCCACTTACCGGTGTGGAAATGATAGGCCAGGAAGGTCGTTATACCATGGATACTTCAGGCACATTATCCATACAAAATATGACAGGTACTACATTAACAAGCATACCTTTGGCCTTTAGTGATGATAATATATTAAGCGGCATCAGCATTAGCAGCACTAACCTAACAGATTTATATAATGGTTATGAAGTAGAATTCTTTGACAAATATAACAAGGATCAACGTGCTTATGCCAGAGCAAATCTAACAACGGCACAGCGTAATGCCAACGAACCCGATAATGTGCTGCGTATGGGCTTGGAGTTCTGTAATAACAGCCCACAAGCGGATATTATCGGTGCTATAGAACTAAAACAAAGTAGAGATGATTTAGTTATAGAATTTACAGCCAGTCATTATGGCATACAAGCACAGGCAGGAGACATCATTGCTGTTACCAATTCCATATATGGTTGGGCACCCAAATATTTCCGCGTAATGCGAACCAAGGAAGTAGAACGTGAAGACGGTGGATTAGTAGCGCAGATCACAGCACTGGAATATAACGCAGATGTATATACCGTGGAAAGCGTGGTAGAATTTACCACAGAAGAAAATATTGGTATTAGTCCAGCATTTACCACAGGCGCAAGTACTAGTAATATTTTAACACCTGAAGATGATAGAGTGTCAGTAGTGCAGGTCAATGACACAGCAGCAGTGCCCAATATTGTTTTAGCCGCTAAAATACCCACATCAGGTGGTCCCTATGATGAAATACAAGTATGGTATGCAGTGGGTCCCGTGTCATTAAGTCCCAGTGATAACGCATATACACTGCTACAAACACACCGACCACCTCCTCCCGCAATTGCATTTAACCTAGGTAAAACAATATATGGCTCCAGTGTGGGCACCGTAAGTGAAAGATTTAGCACATTTGACAACACTTATTCCACAGTAACAGCACACGGTTTAACCGTGGGAGACCAATTATATTATTATAACAGCAGTACAATTGGTTTAACACAGGATACATTATATTATTACATTCCCAATCAAGTATCATTACCGTTAACCCTGGGTCGCACATATACCATATATGATTTAGGCACAACAAGCCAAGCAACTTGGAATACACTAGCAGGCACTACGGGGCAAACATATGTTATAGGTAGTAGTTTCGTGGCAGCTGTGGCAGGAGAGGTCTCCGGCACTGGTCTAGTAACTAATCCTTTTGAATTGCGATTGAGTCTGGAACAAGATGGCACTGCTGTTGATCTTACGGGCGCTGCCAATTTTGCATTTGATACTTGTCACGCTATTACTATCAGTGGTCTGCCCAGTAACGTTACAGGACAAAAATATTATTTTAAAATTCGCGTAGGCGTGCGTCAATATTATAGCACATTTACAGATCCTGACAGCGCCACAATAGCCACACCAACCACTCCATATCAACCAGGTGGTAGCAGTGCTGGCTTTAGTTTAAGTGGTGCCACGGAAGGTGAAACAATTTATTATGATGCCACTATAGGTGCGTGGAAAAATACCAATATTATTACAATCAATGACAGCACTGAAGATGTGTCGCTACAAGGTAATTTAACGATTAATAGTGATCAAGACACAGGATATCAATATCTTTATTTCAAAAGCGGCAGCAAAACAGATTATTTGCGATATAAGACAGATACTGAAGGCGAACATTTTGATTTTAGTAAGAATCTAAAAATTTATGACAATCAAATTCATATCAATCCATTTAACGATCCTGGCAATACAGAATTAATGATGTCAGGTGGTGGCTATACTGGCCTTATAAGTTGGTCTGGCACGGAATGGTATATTGATGATAATAATAACGCTAAATTTAGAATAAAAAATGATTTGCAAGTAGATGGAAATGAAATCAAATCAAGCACGGGTGCAACTGCTATAACATTATCAGGAGCAGATGTCGCAGTGGCGGGAGATTTAACCGTAACTGGCAATGATATCAAATCAAGCAGTGCCACTGCTATAACATTATCAGGAGCAGATGTCGCAGTAGCGGGAGATTTAAC